GCGAGAATGAGGCGTTGGGCCTCATTGTAGTCTTTGGGCTTGCGCTTTTCTTGCGAGCCGTCAGTCTGTGTTGCTTCTGCCATGGTTTGTTCCTAGTGGACTTGGTACCGTTTGTCTGTGTAACGAGAGACGATCGGCCATGCTTCTTCAGCTGGCACTGTGGTTTGGATGAGCTTCAGCACATCCTCATCGATCTGCGACTCGGCTACCTTGTAGTGCAAGTAGTCCGGGTTTTGTAACACCAACGCATCCCAGCTCGAGAGGTTGGTGTACTTGCGCTGTTGCTCGTACGCTTCAGCGACAAGTGACGATGGGTAGAGGCCGAACTCATCGTAGAACTGCTTCTCGAACTCCTGATGCACCAGCGGGTAGCTTGGGGCCTGTGCGTAGTGCAGTCTTCGCTCCCTTTCACCGATGGCCCAGAAGTTTCGACGCTTCCGGTTGTCAATGCCCTGCTCAGGCACACACCAGTTAACGAGATACGAAATGATGTTCGGTGCGAGCTTGAGCTCACCCTTTTCATTTCTGTAAGGCACGTTGCCAAGGAAGGAGATGGGTGTCTCTTCTTCCAGCGCGAAGTACCTACACGTGTACCCACGTTCATCGAAGTCAGTTCCGAACCCTTCCTCGTTGTATGCGAGGATGCAATCATCTCCCATGTTGATGACACCGTATCGATCGTGCTCACCGCGCAGTATCGTATCGACTCCAACTTCAAGGACGTCCCCGAAGTAATCATCCAGTACACAAAGGTACTGGCCCGTCATCGACCACTTACCGAAGTCCGGGTTGATCGAGATTCCCGATGGCAGCCCGACGTCCATGGAGAACGAGAGGGCGCTGAACGGATCGTCGCCATATAGCGGATTGAACACCTCGTCTGAGGTGCCATCAATCCATGGGTACGGGACGATGTACGGTGCACGGAACATCCGGTTCACGAGCTTGGCGACTCGTGGGTCGACGTAATTCGCGAGCTCCTTCGTGAAGAACTCGATCATCCAAGCGCCGACCGACTGGTCGTACTGCTTTACGTCGAAGCCTTTGATGAACTTGTACCTGTTCAGCTTCTCGAGGATGTGATCTGGCGTCCTGTGCTTCCACGTGAACGCAAAGTCCTCGAGATATACGGCACGCCAACTTGAGCAGAAGGTGGCTAGCACGTAGTTCGGGACAAACGACATTCCGAAGACCGTTCTCCGCCGTCCGGCGAAGTGGTCCTTGATCAGATTGCCGTCTTTGAAGACGCGCTTGTCCGCATCGAAGCGACGCCCGGCTTTGAGGCCGGAGCGTGCAGCTTTCTCGTCGTTGACCTCACGTGGTTTTGACTCATACGAGCCGTCCACGCGTTGGATCACCTTGTCGGCTTGGACGCGTTCACCAGTTGTACTGGTGATCGGTGCGTTGTACTCGATGTAGAGCTCGAGATACTTGTCCTTGTCGATCAGGTCGAGAAAGTGCTCCATGTTGGAGTACACGTGTCTCAGTTCGTCGTGCTTCTTGATCGGATCATTCACATAATCCGGTGCACCAGTGCTCGCTTCGCGGCGAATGCCGACTGAAGCTGGTGCTGAGCGAGCAAACATGAACTTCGACAGGTCCGCGAATATGCGCTTGTGGCGCTCGGTCACGAACCCATCGGCTAAGCTCAGTTTCTTGCGAATCTCAGCGTTCGAGACTGGGGGCACGGAGATTGGGTTCATCCCATATCCGGCCGTGGTTAGAAGTGCGTTTGCG